TTCTTTGTAACTGCACTTGATTAATAAATCTGTTATATATTTCTTGATGCCCAAATTCTGCTGACCTTAGTACATCACTACCATTCACAAAATAATCTTCGTTATTTATAACCCATTCAGGTATATCCCAATAGTTTTCTGCCAATGGTCTTACCGTTGGTGAGTACTTACCATAACAAAAGCCATCACTATCAATTACCGTAAAACCATATGTTTGAGTTACATGATTAGGTGCAAAATTTCCACTATTTCTAATTCCTTGATATCTTTTAGTATACTCCACTAAATCATTACCCCAACTATTTAAATTATTAATATTTACTTGAAATTGTTTAAAATCATCATTATCATTAAAATGTATATTTCTATCTTTACTTGATAAATCCACATCAATTGCCACCAATGAATTACTTGTACCAGTAACATAACATTCTCCAATATCACGCAATTTAATATCTCCCAAATCATCGCCATAATATATATCAAATGTAGTTGAATATTCTTCTACAATATAATATTTATATAAACTGCCATCATCTTTTACTATTTTATCTTCCTCATAATATTGTGTTGTTGCTATATCATCCGTAGTAATATCATTATTATTTAATTCTATAATTTGTTTGCCTAAATCAATATAAGCCCAAATTATATTCGTTTCATCTAGAAATATACCTTGTTCCTCATCCATTACATAAGTACCATAATCATATATTGATGTAAATATATCATTACTACCCAATATTATTGTTTCTTTATACACTGCCGCCGATGAAGTAATAGTACTACATAATAATATAATCATAATTAAAATAATTACTATTATATTTTTATTTAATAATTTATACATAATTCCACTCTTTCATTTATATAACTACGATGATCCTAATTAAAATTAGGAATATCTTGTTATACATTCATTCATTCAATTAATTTTTTAAAAAAAATAGAGGGAGTAAAAACCCCCTCCACCGTTAGTTTATAAGAACTTATAAATAATTCTAGGTATTAAACTAACAGCTACCATTATTCCCATAATAGTAATGCCAACTGGTAACAATACTGCTAAATTATCATTTATAGCTGTTACAATTGGGTCTAGCTGAGTACTTGTAAGAGTCATACCAACTACTGCAATTGGGTCTTCCATTGCTTTCCCCTTTCCAGATTATAAGAAAATCTTAATAAATTTATAAAATAATAGTGTTAATAGTATTCCTAAAAATACTATACCAATAACGAATACAAAACCTTGTATTGCATCAACAGATGCTATTATAGTATCTAATTTTTCATAAACTACAATATCACCAGACATTACTTTATACCTATTTTTAGATTATGATTATAATCAAAATCAGGAACTAATTCCACAACATCACCCTTTTTAAATTCTTTACCTGATAGAGTAAAACCACATTTATTATTATATTCTTCACCTAAATCTATCATTACTTGGTAATACGTATTTCCTTTTTGACTCACTTTTTTTTCACAATTTACTATTTTTGCTTTCATTTTTATTTACTCCTTTTTATAATTATTAGTAATACGATTAATTACATTATAATTCAATGTAATTAAATTGTCAATTAAAATATACTGTCCTTTTTATAGGACAGTATATTTGATTTTTTATAATTTATATGTTATTCTTTTTATAAGTTAATATTGTTATATCTGGTATGTATTTATTATTTGATTTATTTTCTATATAATTTGAATATTTAAGTACATACCCTTTTTTTTCTATATATTCTATTGCTTGCTTATATTCTTCACTTTCTTTATCTAAATTTAATTCACTTGGTTTAATTAAATTATTTGATTTTAACAATTTTTTATTTATCCATAATTTATTTCCTAAATCCTTATATAAATATTTAGTAATATATAGACCTATATTAAAATCTTTATTAATATCACCAATTATATCAAATGCAGAACTGAAACCCTCATTCCAATATTTTAAATTATAATATTCTAAATTTCTATATTTACCATTTTTACCTTTAACTGTTATAATACTTTTCTTTTCTATTAGTTCCTGGTTGCATTCCAATGATGTTAATATATGATAATGGACAGCACCTCTATTTTGAAATTCAGGAACTCCTATATAAAAAAATTCTCTTCCTTTCTTTTTTTCATATCTTCTTACCTGGTCAATATAATTTTGAAACTTTTTATTAGCATAATTTATATCTTCTATATTATCTTTAAAAGTCAATGTAATAAACGATTTAAATTTATAACCATTTGTAAATGTATAATCTAGTAACTTATCTCTAGTTCTATTTAAACTATCTTTTCTAATTTCTTGTAAATTATTATCTAGTTTATTAGTTTCAAATGTTTCAATTTTTTTCTTCATTAATTCCATTTTTTCATTTATTTCTTCTTCTGTTAAACATACTTCTAAACCTGGTTTTATTTTTTCAAATTGTCTTGAATATTCTTTTATTATTATATCATTATCACCCCTTATTTTTATTTTAGTATTATATTTATTAATTGCTTCATGTCTAGGTACAATGAATTTTTTATTCATATAACCCCCTTTCTTTTGTAGGAGTAGTGTGGTTAATATCAAGTATAGAAGATTTTAAATAATTCTTCTTGATATATACCTTGCAATTTTATCGAAAAATTCAAAAGTTAATAAATAAGTTAATAACCTAATTGCAATTTTTTCCATTTATACTTCCTTTCCTGGTATCTTTAGATCTAACAAAATTCGGTTAGATTATCGATACCACTCATTCTACAAATATGCTACCATTCTTAATTGTTCTTTAATTCTAATTAAAGGTAAATTCCAAGCTAAAAATTTTTTATCATTCGTATTATCACCTACCAAACAATAATTACCATTCTTTAACTTTACAATAGCCAAATCATTAAATTTTAATTTAATTTTTTCTAAACCTATTATTTCCTGTTCGTTAAATTCAATTTTCATTTAATAAACCTCCTATTAATTCCAATTCTTGAACATTCTTTAAAGATATACTTAATAATAAACTTATAACAGCAGTTCTTGTTAAACCAGTAGAAACACATATATTATCAATTTCATCTATTATACGTGTATCTAACTTAATACTAATTGCTTTTTTTAATTCTTTTTTCATATTTACAACCCCTTTACCGTTGGTATTATAGCTTGTTATTTTACTAATTAATAACAAGCACCAACTAAATATATTGTAATACAATGAAATACATTTGTCTAGGTTATTTTTTCACCGTTATCTATTCCAAAAGAATTATATTGATTTCTAAGTTCATCAGTTTGAATAAAACTTTCTATTCTTCTTGGTCTTATTTTTATTTTTTTATCTATGTCATTTTGCTCAAACATTAATTGATAATCGTAAGGGTCATAACTTTTTAATTTAGTTAATCTACCAGATAAAGTTTTTACTTGAATATATTCTATTGTTAATCTTCTTATAGTCTTATGTACTAATTCATGGTCTTGTGATGACCAGTAAAAAGCTTTTCCATTTCCTTTTCTACATAACGATAATGCAATACGTAATTCTTTACTAAAATTCTTGTCAGTAGCAGGAAAATCATTTTGCACTTCATCCCAAAAAAATATAACATTTTTATCATAATTTTTAGTTATATCTTCTATTGAATTAAATTCTTTATCTTGTATAGATAAACCATAATTTGACATTATAAATATATCATTACCATATTTATTTCTAAATTTATTCGCCAAATAAGTCATAGTAACAGTCTTACCTTGACCATACATACCAGTTACACATTTAATACCATATATATGAGGTTTATTTTGTCCTTCACTTGATTTTTTTATATCTATTAACTTCCAGTATATAAAATGAGTTATTTTCAATCTTGACATCATTTTATATATAATACTTGTACCAGGGAAAGCACATAAATGTTGCTTTCCCCTATTTAACAATTTTTTATCTTTATTTTTATTTTTTTCTTTTTTTATTTTCATTTTAATTTCCATTCTTTCATTTACATAACTACGATGATCCTAATTAAAATTAGGAATATCTTGTTATACATTCATTCATTCAATTAACTTACACCAGGTATCTTTTTATACGTCCATTCTATAATAGCCCAAGTAAATTGTACTAAATACCAACTTATTACAACAGTTAGTGCAGTTACAAATGTATCTGCACCAGAAAAATATAAACCATTTGAAATTAAATTTAAAAATTCTTGTGGAAATTCAATTCCAAAAGATGAAATAACAAATTCTGTACTAGTAATTAAAAAATTTATAATTGTAAATGTTATATTTAATAAAAATTCTGTAATCATTTATTTCACCTCACTATTATTCACATTAATAGGTTTTACTGATTTAATTAATAACATTACATTATTATATAAAAATATAAACATAACTATTGACATAATACCTTTAAATATCATTCTTGAATAATAAGCATAATCTTTAATTATACTTATATCTAAATTTGAATTTGTACCCATTATATTAATAGGTATATTCATATCTACTTCATTACTTGTTAAATTTTTTAAATTATCTACTGAATTAGGATTAAAATTAAATTTACTTTCAAATAAATTACCTGTTTCATCAATTTTACTTTTAATATAATTAGTATCAGGTATAACAATAGCTTTAACTGTACTTATTAATTTATTAGATAATTCCGCTCCAGTATCAGTACCATATAAATTAGCATCATAATCACCTTGTATAATATAATTATCTTGTTCATCAACTATATCAAATGTTGAATATATTATATCTGCATCATTAAATGGCAAATCTCTATAAGGTATGCCAATATCATGAGTAGTTAAATAATTATCGTCATATTTTACTAAGTCAATTCCTTTATACATATAAGAATTACAATTATCATTATTTACATAAACATCTTTATGTAATAACTTACCATTAACCAATTCTTCTTCATCTACAGTATAAATATAATATTCATTTTCCAACATATTTTCTTCATCTATTATTTTTTTTGCTATAACATAACCTTCCCAATCTTTTTTCTCAGGTAAATTAAAATTCTTTTCTGTTTGTTGAAATATCCAAAATGAAGGATTATTTATAAAATTACTTCTTTGTAACTGCACTTGATTAATAAATCTGTTATATATTTCTTGATGCCCAAATTCTGCTGACCTTAGTACATCACTACCATTCACAAAATAATCTTCGTTATTTATAACCCATTCAGGTA